CCAGGGCGGTTTGACGTAGCAAGTTTGACGTAAAGATATGCTTGACGGTATCGCTGGCGTCTTTGAAATCTTGTGCGTCTTTGGTCAAACTGATCTCTTCTGGCACCCAAAAGAAACCACGTGCTTCTTGTTCATACTTGACCAGTTTGTTGTACTTGACTTCTTCGAATCGTTGTACTGTTACTGGACCTGCTGGGTCCAAGAACATCTTTCTATTGAGATAATCTGTTTTTGTTTTTAAATTGTATTGTGCTCGACTCATTTGTGTTTTCCTGATGCAAGAACTATCTTGCAAATATGTTCTAATCTTTCAATGTGCTCATAGGCACGCCATGGCGTGACATCAATGGCCACAACCCCATGTCCTTTAATGCCCACGATATCATAGGCAATGTTTCCATCTCTATCTAATTGTAAATTCTCGTGGCACTTGTCAGCAAGTTCTTGACTGATAGGTGCCACATCGCCTACATTGGGTGCAACCCTTGTATAACGATTGAGTTCTGGAAAACTATCGCTGATGGTGCTTAAATCAATGCCAGCATGCATGGCCGCAATACAGTAAGTGGGATGAACATGTACAACTACTCGCACATCATCCTTGTGTTGTCCCATTTCTTTTTGCAGTCCAAAGTGTAGTGGAAGTTCTCCACTGGGCCTTAGATTTTTACTAATGTCAGTATATACCAATTCTTTGCTTACATGATATGGCCGAGGTGGCTGATCATAATAACCTTTTTCAATGCCAATCTTTTTGAATTGATCCGGTTGCATTGTCTGCTTGCGCACACCCGACGGCGTGATATAAAAGTGATCACGGTCGTGATGACGAATAGAGATGTTGCCATCTCTACTGGTAATCCAATTGCGTTTGTACGCATCTACTAATATATCACAACAGGTTTCTAACATACTAATTGTTCCAGTGTCTTATAACGCCAGCAATAATAAAGCCACAGGTCACCACATGTATTACGACCCAAAACGTTTTGAAAAACAAGGCTATTCGGGCTTCTCGCAAGGTCAGTATAGGCACATCTGGACGATCATGATCTGATTCACCCATCAAGTGCCCGGTGGCCCGGGCCCAGATCTTTTCTATGCTGTTCATAGCTTGCAAGCGATGCAATCTTCTTCAAGATCAAAGTCAATCGCTTCAAGAGGTGCAGATTCGTTGTCCACTTGTTTGCTACCTTGTTTGTTCACCAAACTGTAATAGAAGGTCTTGATTCCCCAGTGATGTGCCTGCATTAGATTTTTTGCAATCAGGGTGGTTGGTATCTTGCGATCCGCAAAGTGTGCCGGGTTATAAAAAGTATTTGTGCTGATACTTTGATCCACATAGGCCGCCAACACAGCCGCTGTTTTCAAGTAACCATCACAGTCTTTCTGCGCCCACATCATTTGATATTTGTTTTTCAACTTGTGGTACTCGGGCACCACTTGTGTTAACGATCCTGCTTTGGATTCTTTTACAGAGATCAGGCTCATGGGCATTTCAATGCCATTGGTAGAGTTGATTACTACACTACTAGACTCTACCGGTGCAATGGCCATCAGTGTGGCGTTACGCACACCGTATGCCCGCATGTCAGCACGTAGACTTTCCCAGTTCAGTTCAGGAGAGAAGTCGGTGAGTTCGTTGACCCCTTTAGCACGTCGTTCCCAAGGAAAGATACCACGACCGTACCAGGTGCGGTCCGAATCTTTGCAACGGCCCCGCTCCTTAGCAAGCTCAACTGTGGCTTCGGTAAGGTAGAAAGCCTGATGTTCCATCCACGACTTGACTTCGGCCAAAGCGTCCTTGTTACCATATTGGAGTCCGCGCTTGGCATGCCAGTAAGCCAGGTTAGTAATACCGATACCAAGCGGCTGGATTTCGTCATTTGATAACTGGCTTTGGATTGACAGGAAGTCTTGGTAGTCAAGAATATTACACAAGGATCTCTGCAGAATTCTACAAGCTCTCCGCATGTCCTCAGGATTTCGGAATGCACCCCAGTTAATACTTCCCAGCGTACAGAGGGCAATTCGCCCTGCAGGATCATCCAGGCGCTTAAACGGTTTCGTAGGCAAGAGAATTTCACAGCAAAGATTACTCTGGTAAATGGTATGGTATTCAGTATCAAACGGTCCTTGATTCTGAACGTTGTCAATGAACACTAGATAGATACGTCCGGTGTCTGTTCGCTCTTTGAGTATGCCTGACTTGAACACTTCTTCTGCGCTCATGGTCTTGGTACGCAGGTCCCGACGCTTTTCATATTCAACATAAAGTTTTTCAAAGCGTTCAGTGTTGGCATAGAACGCTTCGTACAGTTCAGGTACTTCGTTGGGGTCAAAAAAAGTTATGTTTTCTTTGTTCTTGAATCGTCTCCAGAAAAATGCGGAAAGAACAACCCCATAGTCCATGTGCCGGACACGGGTTTCTTCTGTTCCTTGATTGTTCTTAAGAACAATAAGATCATCAAACTGATGATGCCAAATAGGATAGAATACAGTAGCACTTGCATTGCGAATACCTCCTTGTGAACATGATCGCAAATCTCCGAACCATTTTTTCAGGAATGGTATCATACCTGTGTGCATAATCTCACCACCTCTGATGGGACTACCCAACGGACGTAAACGTCCTATCTCCAAGCCAATGCCAGCACGTTTGCTGGCATACTTGGCCATCATTTCACCACTAGCAAAAATACTATCCAGGTCATCATCACTCCTAATGAGTACGCACGAACTGAACTGCTTAGTAGGGGTACCGAGACCAGCAAGGACGGGAGTAGCAAGGGTAAATAATCCATCACTTGCGGCATTGTAGTATTCCTTTATGTAACGCATACGGGCTGTGTTGGGTTCTTCCGTGTGGAACACCGTGGCAGCCGCAATCATGTAACGAACTTGTGGCGTTTCATAAATCTCTTTTGTTGAGCGATTGCGGACAAGATATTTTTCAATCAGTTGTTCCACTGCCGCATACGAATATTGCTCGTCCTTCACATGGTCGATCATGTCTTCCATACGATTCCAATCGTCTTCCGAGTACCACTCCAACAATTCAGAGGTATACAAGCCAGTGGCCACATTCCGCTTCACAATTTCATACAAGTGTGGAGGATCGTATGAACCGTATACATCTTTACGCAACATTGACAGTCGTTGTTTGCCTGCCACGTATTGATAGTTGGTATGGCCAACATCAGGATTTGATTCTACGTCAATCAGATCCACTATGGCTCTGAGTGTGATACCGTCAATTTCTTTTGTTGTGATACCATCATAGAAATGCAACTGAGCTTTGATCTCGATCATGCTCTGACTTACATCTGCTATGCCTGCACAAACCTTGGCTATTTGTGCTTGCCATTTTTCCAATGCCAGTGGCTCGCGAGTTCCGTCACGTTTTTGTACTATAATTTGCTTCATTGTTACCCGATTTGTTGTTGTATTTGCTCTTGCGTGATGCTGTGTCGACTTTGTGATCCCGTTGGATTGATATTTACGACAGTAGTTGGATCCCAATTCAGTATATATTTCTTTTTGGTAACCAGGACTAAATTGTCGCTATCAAACTCAGCCAACACAGCATCCTGCAGATCTGGTCGATCCAGCATAGTTATAGTATACATGATTCCCAGCCCGCGAGCAAGAGGACAATAGAGATCATCGCTCAATAATTGCCAAGGATCAGGCCAAACAGCTTGATCGTCCCAGTGTAAATGATATGCTCGCCAGGGAGTTTGAAACCACCATGAATTGATGGCACTGAGTGCGGTTTCCGTATCAGCAGTGGAGGCTTGCTCACGGAGTCGTGCCCAACTCTCAAGCCGTTCGGCAAAAGTTCTGGGCCACATTAGGCTAGTTTTGTAACCGAATATGAAATAGTAGCGTTGGTACCGGTGCTGGTTGTGACATACTGCCAACTGACCACACTGGCCGCTTCAGCAACGCTGAACGTCTGCCCTGGTGCAGAGTTTTGTACACCTGAGTCACTGCCTTGCAAATTGGTACCGGCCGCGTCTGTACCAGCTACTATGATGTAGCTGCCGGTTCTGATGGCTGTGCCCCGCGTGATTGTGTAGTCAATTCTGACTGCTTTGATATAAATGGCATCGAATGTGAACAAAGTCCGAGCCACAGCCACGTTGTCAGTGAGTGTGTCAGTAATGCCTGCCACACGTTGATATGTGCCCAGGCTCAACTGGTTGGCAAAGTTAAAGGGAGTGGCACCGGCACTGTTCAGTTGGTAAAACTCAATGTTGCTGACATTTTGGCCCAGGGCAATACCATTGAGATTGTTCAATTTAATTCTCGGCAACAAGGCCGACGCATATTGAGTAGTGCGTTCAAACATGTCACCCACGCTGACATTGTTTAGTCCGTTTATGTCAATTACCGCTGTTGCTGGATTGGCGGTGCCTAAAAAATGATTTCCCACGTCATAGAATGAATTGTAGCCTGAACAATTGTTGCCAACATTTTCAATCACAATACCTTCCCCATAGATGTTGTCAAAAATGTTTTGCACTGCCCTAAATCCAGTTGGCCCTACTGCCGGCGCAACTGCATCTCCAAGATACACTCCCTGAAACAGTGTGTCAAATGATCCATTGCTAAATGTCACACTTTCAATTTGTTCAGCAGTTTTTACTCCGTATACCATGCCCGAAAAACTACCATGATTCCAAACTATGTCCTGACAAACAATTGCGGCCGTGGTGTCAAATCTCACACAGGAAGTGTTGTCACCAGCTGTGGTCAATGTGGCGGCAGTTTTTGGGCCAGCAATATTGACACTTTCAAACGCACAGTCTTGCGCAGCTTGAATCAAACATCCATCATGTGTTTGATTGGTCATAAACTTCATGCCAGACATGGTAAAAAATCCCGGTGGCAAAGCACCATTGGTACCTATATTGGCACCGGTTTGTTGGAGACTGTCCGCGGTTCTAAAAATGTATTCAGGCAAGGTGGTTGCGGTCCAATAGGTAGGATTGGAAACCACAACTTGGCCAGCAGGAACAGCAGATACACTTCTATAATAAGTGGTAGTCGCCGAGTCATATACCAGTACACCACTGGCATAGGCAATGGTACTGGTCCAGGTCGGCACATAGAAATAAAAGATGGTGCTTTCTGGTCCGTCACCTTGCAAATCACAATAAGGTGGTATCTCCAAGGTATCGCTTATGATATAAACTCCGGCAGGGAAGTACAAAGTTCGGCGAATTTGAGGATTCACTTGTCTACAATACAACTGAAACAAAGCATTGTTTATGTTGGCAGTGACGTCTGTGCCAGACCCGTCAAGTGATCCGTTGCCGGTGGCACCAAAGTCTGTGATTATTGCATCGCTGTCAAGCCGGCTTTGCAAACTTTGACTTATTGGGGTACTGGGTGTGAGGCCAGTTTGTACAACATAACTGGCAGATTGACCTTGATAAGTGTATGCTGTGGCAAAAGCCAGCACGTCTGAAAATTCAGTAAGAACTTCTGTGTTACCAATCACAGGAGCACCATCTGCCAAGGTGCCATTTCCTATGTAGAGTTTGCGCTCATCTGTTGCCCAGCCTAGTTCTGCGCCAGCCAGTGGCTGCGGTAGATCAACAGCAAGACCCTTGCGTTGTGTAATTCGTGATATTTGTACAATTGCCACAGTGATTGTCCTTTGGATATCACATATTTAGCATGTAGTACTGTTCAACCTTTTTCCACCATAGGGTACGGTATTTCTCAAATTCTGCGCCTTCCAGCACAAATTCCTGATAAACTGGCTTACCAATGATATTGTGTTGCTCATCCAAGTCAGGTTTGACGCACATCAAAATCACACCTTTGCGTATTTTTGTACCATGCAGTTCGTTGTGTGCTTCTGCGTAGGCACAAAGTTGTACAAAGTAGTCGTCGATCCACTCACGTTTTTTGGGTTTGTTGGTCTGTTTGTAATCCAGGATAGATTCTTCATTTAGGTGCATGCCTGCGCCGTCTGTTGTGCCTGCGTACACCCCGGGGAAGTACAATGGAACTTCAATACCCCAAAATTCATTGACGTTTTTGAGTCCTTCTCGGATCACAGTTTCTGCCATGATATGACTGGGCCAAGAGAAAGGATTAGATCCACGCGGCGGAACAGCACCTTCTTTGATGTAACGTTCCAGGTACGTGTGCATACGTGTGCCACGATTGGCCGCTTCGGTTGTGATTTGCTGTGCTTTGACTTCACCTACTGCTCGTCGCCAGTTGTGCAAGGCCGCCTTGCTGGCTTCGCTTTTGGTCCGGTCAAGGATTGTGGTTACTGACGGTAAGTTTTGCCCGTCTGGGGTAGCGTAGTAGCGTTTGCCCTGTATTGTAACTCTGGGAATGGGTTCGTAGTTGAATTTTACTTTGTACATAATTGTGATATATATCGATATTTTTTCTTGCTTTTTCTTGCATTTCAGCAATAATTTCTGTTTTGTTTGGGGCAAGATACAATGTTTGCAGACTATCAATTATAGCACGAATACGTTGTGCGGGCAATACACAATCATCATAACTTTCGTCAATGCTCTTGGCAAATGTAGTAAATCCCATGTGTCTGAGATTTTTCAAACTGTGTTGTCCGCTCAACAACACAAAAGGTTTTCCTGTGCTCAAACACTTGGCAGTTTTCTCTGTAAACCATTGATTTTGATATTCATCAGTTTCACATATGATTTCAATTTGAAATTGGTTCCAAATTTTTGGGTACTCACGCACAGCGACGTTTAAGTCGATGACTTCAAATTCGCCTAATAACAAATCATTATTAAATTTTCGATTGTTGTACCATGTTGTTTCTTGTTGGTACCATTGTTGCAATCGAGATAAAAGAGATTTGGCCATTTTGTGTGTTATAAATGCATCTCCAGGAAATGCTTTATCTACTTCATAACACATTCGCATTCTTGCCACACTCCATCTGCTACCGGCCAGTACTCCAACAAATTTTGCTGCATCAAGATCTCGGTTGATGCTTGTAGATTCAAGCAGAGTTCCAACTTGTTCAAACGCTTCCAGTGGAAATGGAATCCAACACCACTGTGGTAGACTAGGACTTACACTTACAAAACAAATTTTGTCATTGGGAATATTGAGTGCGTGTTGCATCAATTTAATCCACTCCACCAATACCGGTAATAATACGTTGTCGCCGTCTGTCGAAAAAAAACAAAGTTCTTGCGCAGAATAATGCAATATCAATTGATCTTCTAAAATTTGTAAATGATTTGTGGTATAATCTTTTCGTATAACCTTTCCTAAATTTATCTCAATGCGCTCTGTACCGATTTCCAACAAATTCATACTCTAAAACTTTCTCCGCAACCGCAACGGTCACGTTCATTGGGATTGGAGAAGGGATTGGATCCACGCGGTGGCACAGCACCTTCTTTGATGTAACGTTCCAGATACGTGTGCATGCGTGTGCCACGATTGGCCGCTTCTGTTGTGATTTGTTGTGCTTTGGCTTCGCCCACTGATCGACGCCAGTTGTGCAAGGCGGCCTTGCTGGCTTCGCTTTTGGTTTTGTCAAGAATTGTAGTTACTGAGGGCAAGTTTTGCCCATCTGGAGTGGCATAGTAACGCCGGCCCTCTATTGTGACCCGGGGAATTGGTTGATAATCAAATTTTGGATTGTACAATTTTTAAACTTTAATAAAATTCGGAATACATTGGATACAAATAATCTCTGAGCTTTCGGTGAGAATACCTGTCAGGATGCATTGCTTGCCATCCGCCGATGTTCCATGTTTTAATTTTTGCATCAACTTGCGCAACAATGTTTAGCCATTCTGACTTTTGGATAAAATTATTTGTTTTTGTTATTTTAAATTCATTCAAACTTGTGGGACCAAAAATAGATTTTGGGTAAGTTTCATGCACTATACTTCCCCAACTTGAAACAGCAATTTCTAGATTTGAAAATTTATCAATCCAATTTGGTTCTATGTCGCACCAACCGCCAATTAATTTAATATGAATATTGTGTTTTTTTGCCAATTGGTCAGCACCCGAAAATGCCTTTGTTAACGCATTCATTAGGTGTGCTTCTAGGCCAACAATACCTAATATATTTTCAACATCGGTATCCCGTGCAGGTTCAGTTACAATCCAGTAAAATTGGTCGTTGTCATCAGATTGATACTTAAATAAAAACTTGTCAAGAAGATCCAATCCTAATAGATTACTACCTCGAGGTTTAGAAAGATTTAGCACATTAAAATTGTAATTGAGAAGTTCTGTAATGCCCGGGCCAGTAACTACCATTGATTGATTTGATTCAACTCCCCATTCTCCTACTCCCCAACTATCACCTATTATAACAATCATACCCTAAAACTTTCTCCGCAACCGCAACGGTCACGTTCATTGGGGTTGGAAAAGTCAAAGCCTTCGTTAAGACCCTGACGCACATAATCTACTGTCATGTTTTGAAGATACACGTTGTCTTTTTGATTTACCAACACAACAAACTCTGGCTGTGCATAATTGATAACATACTGTTCCGATGTGTATTCTTTAACATACTCTAACACATAAGCAAGCCCGGAGCAACCTGTGGTTTTAACCCCAAGGCGAATACCAGCATAGTTTTTGGTTGTAACTAACTTTTGTATTTTTGTTCGGGCTGTGTCAGTGAACGAGATCATGCTTCTTGCGATAGTCTGCTACTGCGGCTTTGATGGCGTCTTCTGCAAGGATTGAGCAGTGGATTTTGACTGGTGGGAGAGCAAGTTCTTCAGCAATCTGGCTATTTCGAATGGATCCTGCTTCTTCAAGTGTTCGACCTTTAACCCATTCCGTAACGAGGCTAGAACTTGCGATTGCGCTTCCGCATCCGTATGTTTTGAATCGTGCATCTGTGATAATCCCATCTGTTACTTTTATCTGTAACTTCATGACATCTCCGCAAGCAGGCGCACCAACCATGCCGGTGCCGACTGAGTCGTCAATTTCAAATTTGCCCACGTTGCGTGGATTTTCGTAGTGATCTACGACTTTGTCTGAGTATGCCATATAAACTTTCTATAGTCGAGTATACTATATTTAACGTTTCGTGTCAACCTTAGGTCGACTGATTAGACGCCGCGGTCTTTGTTCATGGCCGATTTGGCTGCTGACGCCACAATGTCTTGCGCTTTGTTCACTGGCATGGCAACATCTGGTTGCCCGGCACCTTTAAATGCAAGTATGCCTGTGTTTGGATCCATGGGTTCCAACAAGTTGCTGAGTGGCTCTTGACTCACAACATCAGCTAGATTTTGGGCAGTGATGTTGATATCCAAATCATTGGCCAGTTTGATAAATGCATCTTGACTAATCTCTTTTCGAGCGTTGGTATCATTGGCACGGCCATTAAGGAACTGTACCAGGCCCGACAGTTGCGCTGGATTAGGCAAAGGCGCCATTCCCATGCTACTGTCAACTTCGAATATTTTCATTATCTCTTGGCGCGACCCAGCGCGGCGGCAGGAGGTTCAGCACCAGCGTCAGCGGCTGCGGCATCCAATTCTGCATCGGCACCCATTTCAGCACCCATGTCGCCTGCGGCAGCCATGTCAGCACCTGCAGCGGCCATGTCGCCTGCGCCTGCGGCAATGTCAGCACCCATAGCACCAGCGGCCGCAGCACCAGCAGGAGCAGCACCAGTTACCACATTTAATGCGGCGTCAAGTTGTTGCTTGGCACCTTGAATATTTTGCAACAAACCTGTTAGAGCAGTTGTGGCATCTGCATTGAATTGTGCAGCCTGATCAATGCCAACTTGATTCTTGATTGAGTCAACTAGAGCTGGCAGTTCTTTAAACTGCAATTCACTCACGTCTTCCAACATGCTTTGCATTTTGTCAACCATGTCTTGGGCAGCCAGGACCACTTGAGCTTGTTGAATTTCGCTTTCGTTCAGTCGGCGTGCCATTCTACGAAAGCGGCTTTCGGCCTGCATCATTGCAGCTGATGCCACCAGTTTTTGTTCTTCAGGATTTAATGTTTGTCCACCGGCTGACTTTTTCAGTGCGGCAGCCAGTTTAGGATCTTTAGGGGTGGCGCCTGCTGTGGGAGCAGGAGCAGGTGCAGTGCCAGGAGCAGGTGCAGTACCGGGTGCAGGAGGCATGACGTTTTCTTTCAAACGTGTGCTCAATGCCTGTTCCATCATTACCAATTGCAGATAACGTGGGTCTTGCTCACTGCTGTGACGTGCAGAAGTCTTGCGGTGCTCGCCTAAGATACCACGTACTTTGCCCAACATCGCTCGAGTTTGACCATGTGTTAGTTGATCAAAGCTAATGCGGTTACCAAAGTAAC